GTGCGCGGACCGATCACCGGCCGCCGTGCCGATCTCGTAATAATTGACGACCCGGTCAAGTCCAATGCGGAGGCCGATAGCGCGACGTTTCGCGACAATGTTTGGAACTGGTACCGCGCCGACCTTGTCACCCGGCTGAAACCCGGCGGTCGGGTCGTGCTGATCATGACCCGTTGGCACGAAGACGATCTCGGCGGGAGATTGCTGGCGCAAAACCAAGGCGAGTGGCGCCTCGTCCGCTTTCCGGCACTGGCCGAGGCGAATGACCCGTTGGGACGCGAAATCGGGGATCCGCTCTGGCCCGAATGGGAAGATGCCGCGGCGCTTTCCCGGAAACGCGAGATGGTGGGGGATCGCGTCTGGTCCGCCCTGTTTCAACAGAGTCCAAGGCCCTCCGGAGGCGGCCTCTTCCGGGTCAAGGACATCGAAATACTCGAAGAGCTGCCTGCGAATACGGGAAAGACCGTTCGCGCCTGGGATTTGGCTGCTACAGCGCAGTATGGCGGCAATGACCCCGACTGGACTGTCGGGCTCAAGCTACAGCGAGACGCCTTCGGCCGGTTCGCCGTACTTGACATCGTTCGTCTCCGGGGAAGTCCCGGCATGATCGACGATGCGATTACCCGGACCGCCGCGTTGGACGGGCGAAACGTCACGGTCGGCTTGCCTCAGGATCCGGGCGCCGGAGGTAAGTACCTAGTAGCGAATTTGACTGCCCGGCTGGCCGGCTATCGTGTCGTGAGTTCTCGAGAGGCCGGCAGCAAGATCTCACGAGCGGGGCCGGTGGCTGCGCAGGCCGAAGCGGGAAATCTCGGGATCTGTCACGCAAGCTGGAACCGCGGTTTCCTCGAGGAACTGGGCGGCTTTCCTTATGCCAAGAAGGACGACCAGGTTGACGCGCTTTCCCGCGCCTTCGCCATGTTGGTCGATGTGACCGCTCCTGCCCGTCGTCTTGCGGTGCCGCTGCTGTCCCGCTGAGTGCCGGCGCCCGAGGCTGACGACGGTCGCGCCTCCAATTCTAATCCGGAGATCGCATGTTCGAGACAATCTGCGACCTCATTCCGCGAGATGGGGATTACTCGGCGCGCGCACGCACCCTCGACATCCTGCGACGCGTACTGGACGGCACATTCTACGACGCCCTTCCATTCCAGTTCCACGAGGAGCGCAGCTCCAGCGGCGAGTATATTCCGCTACGTTCACGACATCCGTCGGTCCGCTACGCACTGTGCCGCATAGTCGTCGAGGACAGCATCGCGCTGCTCTTCAGCGAGGGCCATTTCCCGACGATTGATGCGTCCGACCGTCCGACCCGGACCATACTGGCGAGCATCGTGAAGGAGACGCGGCTCAATCACGTAATGACCGAGGCAGCGATACGCGGCTCTATCGGTTCGATTGCTATCCTGATGCGCGTCCTCCGCGGCCGACTCTTCTTCGACATATTGGATACGATCCATCTCGCTCCGACGTGGGACCCGGAGGAGCCCGACGCCCTCCAAAGCGTACTGGAAAAATATAAGGTCGCAGGTCAGCTTCTCGCGGCAAATGGGTATCCCGATGTCGACCCTGCGATCGACTACTGGTTCATGCGTCGATGGAACCTCCAGGAAGAAATCTGGTACCAACCCTGGCCTGTCGGCGCCGACGCCGATCCGGAGATTGATCCGGTTCGCACGATCCGCCACGGTTTGGGTTTTGTGCCGCTAGTCTGGATACGCAACCTTCCCGGCCTGTCGGCGACCGGGGATCGCAATGACGGTGCCTGCACGTTTCGCGCCGGCATAGAGACGCAGATCGAGATCGACTACCAGCTCAGCCAAGCAGGACGCGGTCTGAAGTATAGCTCGGATCCGACGCTGCTGATCAAGGAGCCGGCAACCACGGACAGTGAGATCGTCAAGGGCGCCGGGAACGCGCTTGTCGTGAGCGAAAAGGGAGATGCCAAGCTGCTCGAGATCGGCGGCACGGCGTCGGCGGCCGTTATCGAATATGTTCGCACTCTGCGCGAGTTCGCGATGGAAAGCGTCCACGGCAATCGGGCAAACGCCGACCGACTCACCTCAGCGCAATCCGGGCGAGCGCTCGAACTCATGAACCAAGGCTTGATTTGGCTCGCTGACAATCTGCGCGTGAGTTACGGCGAGGGCGCATTGCTTGCCCTCGCGCAGATGGTCCTGCGCGCCTCCCAAGTCTATCGACTTCGCGTCTACGGTCAGGAGATCTCGCCCTCGACCCCGCTACCCGGCTAAGCCTGATCTGGCCGCGGTGGTACGCACCAAGCTCGGACGATCGGCAAAAAGATGCGCAGACTTTGGCAACGCTCGCGGCGTCCGGTCAGATCTCACGCGAGACGGCAGTCAAGAGCATCGCCGATACCTACGACATCGAGGACATCTCAGCAGAACTTAATCGTATCGGCACCGACCGCAGGAACAGGAAATCGTGACAACAGATCCGGATGCAACCAACAACGACCCGCTCGTCGAGTTGCGTGCGCGTGCTGACGCGCTTGAACAGCTACTCGGCGATGTTCGCAAAGAGGCTGATTCGCGCCTCCTACGAGCTGAGCTCAAGGCGGAAGCCATTCGCGCGGGAATGATCGACCTAGACGGTTTGAAGCTGCTGGACCAGTCCGCGTTCAAGCTCTCGCCAAGCGGCGATGTCGAAGGCACGCGCCACGGAGATGACCGACGCCGAATACCGCGTGGCTCGCGCGGAACTCCTGAAACGCCGCTACTAGAAACGGAAAGCAATCCGAATGGGTATCCAGAACTTTCCTGCCACCCTGCAGCCGATCATTCAACAGGGTTTTCTCGAACGCGAGTTCCAGCAGGCGCTCGCCTCGCGTCTCGGCTACCGCGCATGCGCGGATCGCGAGGATATCGCGGTCGGCATCGGCGAGACGTTGACCAAGACGCGGGCCGGCCTCAAGCCGTCGGTTACCACGCCCGTCGCACCAGCCACCAACACCAACTTGGACAACGGGCTCACGCCGACTGGCTGGGGCGTTGAGCAATACACGATCTCGATCAATCACTATGCGGCCACTACCGATCTGAACATGGTGACCAGCCGTGTCGGTATTGCATCGCAATTCTTGCAGAACGCCTACGTGAACGGGGAGCAAGCGGCGCGGAGCCTCGACGAACTTGCCAGAAACGCGCTCTTTAGCTCCTATTTCGGCGGCAACTCTCGTGTGCGGACTACACTCGGCTCCGCTGGCCCGACCGTGGCCGTCGATGACGTGCGTGGCTTCCAGATCAGTTATTCGAACGGGGTTCCAACGCTGGTTACGGCCGCGGCGCCGCTCACCGTGACCGTAGGCGCGAACGCCTACACCCTTATTGGCACCACCGTCGACGCGATCAACGCATCGAGCGCCGCCCTGGTCGGCGGTCTCTCCGGTGTGCTGACTTTCTCGTCCAGCGTGTCGGTCTCCGATGGCACCGCCGGTAGTTCCGTCATGGCGGCAAATGCCTCCGTGATTGTCCGACCGTCGCAGCGCGGCAACACCAGTCAGCTCCTCGCCGGCGATCAGCTGACGATGTCCTGCCTGCTTGACGCAGTTGCCAAGTTGCGTCTCAACGCGGTCCCGGAGATTGACGGTGTTTACAACTGCTACCTGGATCCTGTGTCCGCGCGGCAACTCTTCGCCGATAACGACTTCCGGCAGCTGTTCCAGGGAGCGACTTCCGCAAATCAAGTCTTCCGGGCGGGTATGATCAACCAGTTTCTTGGACTTAGGTTCATCCCGACCACGGAGGCCTATGTCCAGTCGCACCCGGTGCTCCCCAACCTTCTCGTGCGCCGGCCTATCGTCTGCGGACAGGGGGCCTTGATCGAGGGGGACTTTGCCGGCATGGCCGCCGACGACGTTGCTCCGAACGACTCGATTGTTTCCGTCGTCGACGGCGTCGCTATGGTGACGCGCGAGCCAATCGACCGCTTGCAGCAGATCATCGCACAGTCCTGGTACTGGATTGGCGGCTTCGCGACTCCGTCCGACACCACCACAAATCCGACGACCGTACCGACAGCGACGAACGCGGCGTTCAAGCGCGCGGTGATGCTCGAACACGTGGGCTGATCCGAGAGGGACGGGACGCCAAGTTCTCTCGGGGTTCCGTCCCGTCGTTTGCCGTCGGTGCCGAAATCGGCTGCTCAAGGTCTTATTCACGCAAGGGAATGAGAATAAATGCCGTTCACCGACGAGGAGAAGACCGACATTCGGCGCTTCTGCGGCTATCCGGCCTATGGCGCGGGTGCAGCCGGCTTTCAATCATGGCGATTTTATCAGGCATACGGAACGCTTGAGTTCAGGATGAACAATCTGTCCTCAGCGGAGCTCACGGTCGCCCGCCGCCAACTCGCCGCGCTGAGCGTTCACGAACAAGGGCTCTTCGATGCAGCAGCGGCAATCGATACCAACGAGGCCGCGACGTGGCAGCGCAACCAGAATGAGCCGTGGGACCGTCAACGTCTGTTTGACGATCTGCGGCGCCGGCTTTGCGGATTCTTCGGCATCCCTCCGGGGCCGGCGCTCAGCGACTCCGGAATATCGTTGATCGTATGATGGACGCGCCCAAGCTACAGGACCGGATCAGCCGCGGCCTCGGCGTTGCTGCGCGGCGTATCGGCACGCCGACCGATGCATTTCGCCCGCGTGGAACAGCCGACCCGCTCGCCAAGAGCAACCGCTATCTTCGGTTGGCAGCGGCATTCTCGGCCCCAGACGGTGGCTTCGGCCGACCGAACCCGTATGGGGCGGCGCTTTGGCACGGCGTCTTCGACGCCGCCTACACGCGCCCTGGGGACTATTTGGTTCAGCCTGGCGGCACGTGGTTCATAGCGGCGCAGCAAACGTTGCTGCCAGTACTCTGCGTGCGCGCGGAGCGAATCGTATCGTTCGGCCGGCCCGCAGCGGCAGCACGTATTGGAATTGGTGCCTACGGGGGAGTCTCGAGGCAGGCAATCACGCCGTTGCTCACGAGTTGGCCGGCTAGCGT